CATTACCGCGTCTTCAAGTTTGACGCCAGCATTCGTAAATTTACCAATGTTCTGTGTCATATCAGAGAACGAATATATAGTTTTATCTGAATATTCGTTTAATTCGTTCAAGTAAGAATTAACCGTATCTATACTCTCACCGGTGGACGACATGATTGTCTGAACCGAGTTCATTTTTAATTCGTATTCATTAAAACCTGTTGTGACCGGATCGATAGTCAAGGCTGATACGATTCGTTTGCCCGCATTTACTGCGGAATTAGTAATGTTCGCGAGAGCGGTTACACCCATGACTTCCAAAGCTGAAAATTTGGCTCTTACCGTTTCAACGGAATTACTAAGACCAGACATATTTACATTTTTAGCAGCTGTGCCGATGTTTTCTAATCCTTTTGACGCACCAGTGAAATTCAGACTTTGTTTAAGTTTGTCAAGTGTTGACATAGTAGTTGAAACATTTGATTCAAACTGTTTGTTGTCAAATCGCATTTCAACGACTCTTTGGTCGATTGTCGTGCTCATTGTTTAGTAACCTCCCTCCACGCGTCATTTACTATTTGGTCGAAAATAGGCTGAATTGCAGGATTGATGTAGTCTCGTCCTTCAACCCACCCGCCATTACGAGTCCCATGCCCGTACTGTAAAATAATAGCAATTGGAACTCCATTTTGAATATTTGAGTTATAAAATGTTATCGAGGCAGAACCGTTGTTATTAACTATTTCGTAATACCACGATTTGGCTGTTTCGCCAGAGTCGATAGGTGTCGCAGACGAAAGAGCGGCCACTCCTCGCTGACCGTACTTATCAAGATCACCAATGCGAACCACATTTTTAACTCTCTCTAGGTAACGAGTCAGCTTAGAAAAGTCGCCCTTTTGTCTGAAACTTATCATTGTTATCCTTCTTTCGCTTATTTCTTAAACTGGTCAATAGCTTGAATCACTTTGTCATATCCAACCATAGAGCACAACCAACTAATAAATGCTTGTGCGGCCAAATAAACAACGATTTGAGCCGAGAAACCGATTCCGGTTAATATGATATAACCAACACCGATAGCCACCGAGAGAATAAGAGCTATAATACCAGTAAGAGTGTTTGATCTGTATGATATATTGTATTCTTTCAGAATAATTTTAATTGCTTCTGTGACGAGACTCGTCAATACTGAAGTAATCATCAATCCGAGCAGGAAAATATCAAAACTAATCATGTTTTATCCTCCTTACTATTTATGGGTTAAATCTTACCCATCATCTTTGCGAATCTATAGAGAACTGTGATGAATTGTTCACGAGTGAGCATATCCTGCCACATACAATTCGGTTCTCCGTCAATATATGTGCCGTTACCGGCAATTAAGCCTGTAGACACAGCCCATTCGCGAGCTTCTTTACTAAATGTTCCAGAATCGTTATCCTGTAATGTTTTGCGATATTCTTCCATGAGTTTAGCGAATTTTTCGAAATCCATATCGTCGTCCTCCTCGGGTATAATAGAATAGTCTGGGCGACCATAGCCGCCGATATTAACGCTTGATAAACTATACGATTTTCGTTCTACGCTACCGCCATTAGCAACAACTCCGCTAACTGAAGAGGTGTTACCCTCAATTGTGTAAACGGTATCTGCTGTAACTCTCTCGACCAAACCCGTATGATGATACGTAGCGCCACCATCTCTAGTGAAGAAAATCTGATCACCAGGCTGCGGATTTTTTGTATAGAATCTTTCCATAGATTTATAATACTTAGCCGAATATCTACAACCAGCGCCGTATCCACCCATAGGCTGTCCGGTAATCTTCATGGCGGTTTCCAAACCAAATGTTGTTATAAAACACCAGTCACAAAACATATCGCACCATGCGTAACCATTCTTCTTTCCGTTATATACGCCCAAAGAATCGAGATCTCTAGCAAACTTTGTATAGTTTCGGTTTCCTGCATTGGCAGTCTTGTCGTCGAGCTGAGAGTTAGATGCTTTTTCTAAATAACCTATTTCTTTTCTTGCCGTATTGAGTAATCTTTCAATAGCTTTCATAATGTCACCCTCTCGAATTTAATTGGTTTCTCCTAGCAGCGTTTAATGCCGCATTTCTACTCATAATATCTCTTCTACTTCTCTTCTTAGGCGGTTGATTCTTTATGTTACAAACGCGTATAAGAGTTAGAAGTCTATTTAAATGCCATTTTTGACATTCAAACGGAATGTTTAATGCCACCATCCAATAGTAAATAAGCTCTGATGTAACCGGTTCATTGTTGACCTTTCCTTGTTTTTCTTCTGAAAAATATGTAGCGGTCATTGGTGCTCCGATATAATCATTTATTTGTTCTATATTTTTTGCTGTTAGGTGGTTATAAACATCCGGACTTACATTCTGTGTAATAGTCATACACTTTATATAATCTAGGGTTTCTTCTCTAGTTTTATCTTTCTTTGAAAGAAATGATTTACACCATTTTGATTCCCATTTTGAAAGAGAGACAAGAGAATGCTCCAATTGAAGAGTTTGTGATTTGGGTTGAACGAACTCTTGTTTTTCCTCATCCCAACCTTCGGGACTCAGCGGTATTGTAATTTGGAGCATATCTCATCACCTCCTATTGTTTTCGAATTAGTTTTTACCAGCAAGCTCCGCTGCCTTTTCTGCTACGTCAGCCGGTACAATACCGTTTACAAACTTTGCTCCGGCATCGGCGTCTGTTGCAAGTTCCATAAACAGCATAGAATAAGCTTCGGTCTGAGAAAACGCATCGGAAAGTTCCTGACTCTTAATGAATCGTCTGCCATCTGCGCTCTTTTCACCATACGCTTTAAGAATAAGATCCTTAAAGATCTTGATGATGGCCGGCTGATCCTGCGTAGCAACGAGCTTTTTGATCATTTCTGCCAAACCGCCAGTTGTGCTCAATTCCATCTCCATAACTTCAGCTTTGGAAAGGTTAAAGTAGAAGTCTTCTGTTCTCTCAACACCGTTGTAATCTGTAAATGTCATAGTTTTCTTAATCATAATTAATATTCTCCTTTCGAATAAAAAGAGGGAGTCGCCAGCTTTCCTGAATACGACTCCCGATTTCATGTATTAGTTATTTTAGTATTTAGATTTTATTAGCCAGCTGCGGATTCATTCATGATGGAAGCAACTTCATCCGGAAGCGGAAGACGAGCTTCAGCTTCTTCTGTACCATAAAGAATAGCTTCAAGAGCAGCGAGCTTTTCAGCATCAACCTTTGTGGAGTCGATTGTGATGCTTGCTGTCGGCTTAAAGCCGGATACGTTAACCGGTGTAGTTGTGAATTCCCAAGAGAATGTAATAGCTTCCGGGCTATCGTTAATTGTTGCATAAGCCTTTTCAGACGGAGAAGCCAATGCGCCATAGATAAGGTGAAGCTTATAACCATAGTCATTGTTTACAACATCGTTGCCGAGTGTTGTTCTGTAGCAAACACCGAACGTCTTACGAGCCTGCTGACCGATGTAAACACCTGTTGCAAGAGCTGCAGAACCATCGCATTCAGCAAATTCATCCGGATATGTATAAGCCTCAATAGTACCACCGAGTTCTTCAGCAGACATCAAGTTAAGATACTTAATATCGTCTGCATAGAGCGGTGTAGCTTCGGCGCCAGACGGAGATTCTGTGATAGCAGTCAAACCGTTCCAAGCAACGCCGAGCGGATAAGCACCTTTAGTGTCCTGCGGGTAAAGTACACCCATTTTTACGCCAGTTTCATACAAGCGTTCGCCTGTCTGATCCCATATAAGTTTAGACATGATATAGTCCTCCTTTAATAATATAATGTAAACGGAAAGTGATTTAAATTATCTGCGACATACCCATTACCGAGACTACACATTGGAAAATGATATAATATTCGATCGGGGATCTCGCTATCTGGATCGTAATCAATAACAATGCCGTCATATCGATTCATGCCTGTATAGATTCTATCATCGGCATGTTTAACCGTGTTTCCGGACTTTGAATATCGAATACAAGGATATTTCATTTCTACCGAAGTAGGGGGTTGAAAATACACATATCTTGTTCCTAGGAGTTCACATAACTCTTCATGCAGATTAAGCCTGCTTGCCATTGTATAAACCCCCTAATGTCAGTAGTAGTCTAGGGTACTGAACTTCAATGTTCGAAATCTTCCATTTAGCACCCATAAACTCAAGATAACGCATTTTATGAAAATTCTGATTGGCAAAGGGGTCGGCCACAATACTAATCTCAACTGAAACATTTACATCATCGTTGAGATTACCCGAAGATTCGAGTCGACGGTGGTTTCGAACCTGCTCGCCGTAATAGTTTCGTTCGGTAATTTGTTCTACCCAAACTCCCGGCTTCGTCTCTGCCATCTCAGCGTAGCCAATTGCTCCATAATATTTCGCCATTTTGAATTTTCACCTCAATTAACTATTAACCAGCTGTGCTTGTCTGATTAAGTTCAAGAGCGATAGCGGAATACGGCTTAATGAGAGCGCCAGAGCAACGTGTTTCGATCAAATACTTCTGAGCGTTGTAGTCGATATCGAAATCGTCGAACATGTTAACGGCGCCACCCTTATCGGCACCAACGTTATAGTCCTTAAGGTTAACGATGATACCCATGAGTTCGCCGCCATTCTTACCAGTAACACCTTCCATAACCGGAACTGTTACGATGTCCTTTACACGAAGAGCGTTAGCCAACTTAGCTACTGTTTCATAGATTACGCGGCCATTGTTGTCTTCGAGAAGCAAGCAATCTGTGAGAACATCCTCTGTTGTATAGAGAGTCGGTTCGCCGGAACCCTTATAACTCTTACGAGCCTTAACAGCAGCACGGATGAAAGCCTTAACCTTCTGTGTATTTGTTGCACCAGCAGCAATGTCGACCGTTGTCTGGATTGTATAGAGTTCCTCATCGAATGCGATAGGACGAATGTTCTGTTCGTTGATCTTGTCGTCGCTAGATGTAGAACGACCGTCACCGATCAATATTGCGCGAGCAATTTCCTCATCAAGCATCATGCGCATTTCAGACTTAAGCCATGCAACTACATCGAAATCTGTGATATCAACTGCGTCGTCGCGATCCAACTTCTGCTTTTTGTAGATAGTTGTCGGAGTTGTTGTACGCTTCAAGAGACCGAATACTTCTTCCTTCTTCAAGTTACCCTTTATGTAACCCTTTGCGCGTGCATCGTCTTCTGTGATGTTAGCAAACATGGACTTGATGCGAGAGAACGGTGTATGATGTACAGCACCCATAACTTTAGATACCCAACCCATATCGCGCTTGATGAATTCGGGCGGGTTGTTGAGGCTCTTAGCCTCCGGGAAAAGGTAATCGATCTGCTCGATACCGTGTGCGAGAACGCTGTCCTTAAGGCTGCCGTAACGCTTAGCATCAGTGAAGATGGCTTCCATGTCAGCGTGGCTAAGAACATCCTTTTCCGTCTGTGTTTCCTTATCAAATATATTGTGTTTCATGGTTTCGTTTCCTCCTTCAGATTCTTCTTTTTTAGTAGTTTCTTTGGACTTTTCTTGTTCTTTAATCAATTGTCCAATTATGCCATAAACAACCTTCTGCTGTTTTTCAGTAAGAGTATTCAATACATCTCCAACTGTTTCGTCCTTATCAGACTTTTCGTCTTTCTCATCGGACGAATGTTCCAACGTTTCTTCTGATTGGTCTTCATTGGATTGTGTTTCTTCGGATTGAGTCCCTTCTGTAGTAGCCTCTTCGACTACTTCTTCTGATTCCGAAACTGTTTCCTGTTCGGTTTCGTCTTCACTATCGAATTCGTCTGCATGATAAAGACTGATATTTTCACCAGTATAAATAATGCCTTCTTCATCAGATTCTTCACCATGTTTGATGATAGATTCGATGAACGCGCCAGGATTTGCTCCAGCAAGAACGAGACTTACTTCACGAATTGCTCCGTGAATTACGTTGCTACCCTGCTGTTTAAGCTGATTAGCATAAATAGAGAGGGCAGAAACATCTCCGTGCTGAACCAAAAGTTTTGCGGTTCTGCCGGACTCGGTGTCGTTGAAAGTGCAATAAGCGTATACGCCTTCTTCGCGATTCTCCAACAAAGCGTGTCCGAGAACTTCATTTGGATCATTGTGCTGGTGGTTCCAAACAAGAGGAACCTTCTGCCCGTCATTGTGCTTAAATGCGTCTCTTCGGATTATTCGTCCATCAGAGCACTGCAAGTCATTACGGGTGGCCCAGCCGCTGAAATCAAATTTCTCCATTTTGATTTTTTCCTCCTTCGTTACTTTCTTCAACCACCTTGTCGGAAGACGGCGAGCCCTCCTCTGGATGATTTAGATTACTGTTGATCAACTGATCGGCCTTAGGATCACTAGACGGTTTCATACCGATTATCTGTCTAATTTCGTTAGAGGTCAGAATCTCATTTCTAGTAAACTTATCTGCAATTTCTGCGATATCGTTAACAGGAACGAGTTTAAATGGATCTCTGAAATACGAAATAGACTGACCCTTTGTTCGAGCAGTCTTTGTTAGAAACTTTCGTTTCATTTCGTCAACAATAGCTGAAATAATTGGTTCGATAGTGCGGTCATAGTAATTCAACATGGTTTTTTCATCAGCAGTGCCATCTAATATGCTTTGAGTAATTCCTAACTGGCTATATAGCATACTCGTTAAATACTCGATTTGCTTCATTAGATTATTGTCTACTGAACGATTCAACTGCGTTATACGTTCCGTACCATCTGTGTATGCAATACCGTACTTAGAGCCTGATAGTTGCATCTCGATATCCTTACGGCGTTTCTCAGCCTGTTGTTGCCTTGCTTCTGATTTGATTACATATGGTAACTGAATTATCAAATCTAATTTACCAGCTCCGCTTTGTTCATCAATCGCATCAAGAATATTTAATTTTCTTATCAGTCGCTGCATAGTCGAATTCGGTTCATTAATGACTGCATACAACGGGTTTTCGACAATAGCGACTATCTTTTTATCGACTTTAATATCTTCTCTATTACCGGTTCGTTCGTTATAAAGTCGTATCTTTACATGCTTCGGATACCACTCTAGAATCTGAGCCGTTCTCATAGATGTAATATCATAACTACCGGTAACATTTGGATCTAAATCCGTCTCAACCGGAACTAGAGCTACACAGCCTTCGTCAAGCATTGATAATACCGCGTCATGCATAAATGCTCTTCCGGTTTGGTCTATGTTCGCATCCAAATTCAAACATTTATTTAATGACGAGTCTATTACCGAGTCAAATCTACCATCGTCATCCAATTTGCAATGCTGAATTTTTATAGCCGCTGCATCTAGAGCTATTCGGTTGTAAACCGAGGTAACTATCGAACGTTCATTACCTCGTGTTAATCGAGGCCTGTCTGGTCGATAAGAATACCCGATTCCTGTATCTTGATGTCGGGTGGGGTCTCTATTATTCAGGAGAACATTCCAAGCATGTTTGAGTCTAGAACTTAATGTGTTTTCCATTTCAGCATCACCTCCTTATTCGAAAGCATCTTTATTAGCTTTATAAGCAACATAAGCGTCCATCATAGCAGCCACTGCGTCGATTTTCTGATCATATCGCTTTTTAAGTAATTTTCTATTACCATTTGTATCTTCGATTGTTATACAGTTGCCCATCGCGAATGTCATAAGATCCTCGTCAAATATAAGCATTCTTTCTTCGGAAAGCTTCTTTAATTCGCCTAGCGGAACAGATTCGGTTTTAGCGCCTTGTATAACTTTTTCAACACCAAACGGACCATTTTCCCGCTCCCACCTTTCGACAAATTCTCTGGCATTATATGGGTCGAACCCAAAACAACGAACGTCGTATCCTAGTTCGACAATATGGTTGTCTAGGTCGTCATACACTTCCATCATGTCTAAAACGGTTCCGGGCATAACAATTAAACTACCTTCTTTCATGAATTCGTCATACTTAAATCTCATGGCCGATGGTAGTTTCTTTAATGTTAATTCTGTAATATAATTTCGAGTCTTGATTCCAAAGGAGCCGCCAGATAAAGGGAATAAAAATGTAAAGGCACAAAAGTCGTCGCCTTGTGAAAGATCGGCGCCAAGAGCGCACGGCATTTTCCAGTAATCCCGTTTTCTATGCGGTAGGGTTTCTTCATATGTAAAGTAATACGTATAACCTTCCATAGGAATCCCGAATCGTTTTGCTAAAATATCATTTCTTACTGCGGGGGCTTTTTCGGCTCTTTCTACATCTAGTTGATACGTCTCATAACTTACGGTCTTCCCCAAATTAGGATTGGCCTTTCGCCATTTATCCGGATCGTTTATTTCTTCGACCGAATCTAATTTATACCACCAAATCGAAACGTGCGGGTTAATGTAATCGCCTTTGAGAATGTCCATTAACTCCATTTTGATTGTGTCGCCACTTCCGTTACGTACAGTACCTTCAGAACTTATTGCAACTATGAGATAGTCGTCGTTCTTTGATGCGCCCTGTTCTATAGCACCGATTACATCTTCTCGAATATCGCCAGAAAGCCATTCGTCGACCGTTGCTACTTTAACTCGTAAACCCTGCAACTTGTCTATACTCATCGGTCTGATCTCGAGTAATGAACCGGTCAAGAAATTTTCAACACCCTTTTTGGTCGATGCTAGCTTAACTCTATTCGCTTTGGAACCGGTTGTGTTTTGTAACGATCCCTCTGTTAAAAACTTAAACAGCGGTCCTCTAGATCTGGTTATTGCGGTGCGTATGGGCGACATTACTTCTTCCGCTTGCTTCATTGTCGGTGCCGTTGTAATTTGATGTGTCGTAGCGGTATCCACATTTAAAAAGTAATTCTGAATACAAGACGCATACATAGATTTAGCAGCACCTCGAGCGACTATTAAATACTGTTTATTTACCAGTCGTTTCTTTATAGTTTTTTTAACGTATCTTCCACCGTGACCATCCGGTGACGGCTCGTATACGCTTCTTTCGACAAAGTAGTACCAGCCAAAGATTTGTTCGGCCCATAACATAAACGAATCTAACAAATGTAGATCTTCGCCATCGGTTAGAGTTAGTTCGTTCTCGCAATAATTAACAAAACCCTGAATTGCTTGGTCGTCATACCAAACTCCAGGGTTTTCAATGAGTGCATCTATTCGATTCATCTCTAACGATATCGTTTCACATACTGGTATTTCCCCTCGCATTACGGCATCACGAAACATGCCATAATATTTTGGGGTGGCCGTGTTTGATAATGCCATATTTTTTCACCCACTTTAATCTTCTTCTCGCGGTGCGGGCAGCGAAAGAATTTTGGTGTTTTCTATAGATTTTACATACGACTGTCCAGAAGAACCATATTTATCCGAAACGTCTTTCCATTCAGCATCGTAAACGGTTTGTTTACTTCTCGAACCTTCGGTCTTATAGCTCGATTTAGAATTTCCGGAACCAATTACTGTGCCAGTCAATACTTCGGATTCTTGTTCTCTTTTCTTGGCTCGTTCTTGTCTTTTAGTTTCTTTCTGTGCTTCTTGTTCTTTACGTTTATTAGCCGCTTCTTCTGCTTTGTGTTGATTTTTCTTTTCTGCGGCTCGCTCCTTTTTATTACCTCCGGATATATTCGTGTCGAATTTCGGCAACGAAACGTCGAGGAACGGATTTGCGATATTGGCTATCGTATTCCATGCTTTGAGGCCGGTATTGGCATAATTAGTAGCTTTTTCTACTCCGCTGAAAAATTTATCGGCTTTATTTTTACCATCAGCAATATCTTTGTCGCTGATACTTTTCATATCCTGCTCCCAACGTATTCTTTCTCTTGCGTAATTCATTTCTTGCTGGGTGAGATCGCCTTTAAATCTCAAAACTTCAGCTGCTGAACCGGATTTAATAGCACGACTTTTCTGATCTTCATAAGATTCTTCTTTTTTCTCGTCAGAATCTCCATATCTTTTCTTACCGGCCGATGTTAAACTTCCGTCGCTATTCTGAAATCTTCGGATTCCCCATCGCATGCCTTTTATGCCCCAATGGGTTAATTCTTTATTATCCATTTTGAATTTCCTCCTCTCACTCAGATTGTGTCGATTCCGCTGCCACATTGAGACGCCACTCGTATTCGCGTATCATCTCATTTATAGCTGCTATAGTAGCAGAACTAAGTGAGGATGACTCAAATAAAAGTCTAACTTTTAAGTATATGTAAGATTTTACAGCTTCGAGTTTTACCGGTGTTGAATCCGGAATGAAATCAGTCCAAGTGGACGTTTCATCTTCGATTCTAAATCCTTCGTTCGGTCCTACTCCTAGTTGATTAAGGACCATTAATACTGAATTAATATGCATAATAATGTCCGCATCGAAATGGGTATACTCTTCTGCAATTCCGAGTAATTTCTTAATTGATGTCAGTATACTCTCCATAAAATCACCCCTTACTGTTTAACAGTAACGAAGTCTCTCATGCAGAAACCTTCAACACCCGCGGAGGTGCATACACAATACCAGTCATCGTTGGATTTTTCCACATCGATTACAAGTTCGCTATTTACGAAAACTTGACCGACTACTTCTGCCGTTTTGTCCGGCGAATTGCGAATGTTTAATTTTGTACAAGAAGTTACAATACCTATAAGCATTGTTGGTACTTCGACTACTTCTGCTTCTTCCATATCCGGAACATTTTCTACTTCTTCCTCATCGGGAACAAATTCCGCAATTAGCCCGCTGTTTTCTCCGAACAAATCGGAAAGCATCATTTCAGTAGCAAAATTTTCATCCATGTTATTCTCCTCCTTAAATTTAAAGTTTCCAAGGACATGTGTCATTCTTACTTCGTTCCATAGGAACTGTAATTAATAGATTCTCGTCGCCGTAATGAATTGCGTCGTGTGTGTTTTTTACAGTAGCGATGAGATATTCGGGATTTAAAAGGTATTCACTGCGGTTTAAAATATCATCAACCGATATTGGATTCATATGATGAATTATTATTCGACCTTGAATCTCTCTACCTTCTATACCGAGATCGCATCCGTTATCACGGACTATAATTTTATTTCGCAACGCTCTCCACTCGTCGGACTTGTAGAATATTTGATTTAAATACCTATCAAATCCAAAAGTGTCTTCACCAACTCGTCCGCCTAATCGTAAATATCGATAACGTTCTATAAAAGTTGGTAATTTGATTAATTCCGAATAAGTTTTAATACTCATCTGGATCACCCTGACCTCCATAATTTCGCATTGCTTTAAGTGCCTGTTCGTAGAGGACTTTAATCTCCTCGGCATTTTCATAGGCTTTTGTCTTTGCCTTGAGGAGCTTATTCTCCTCTACTAATCTCTCTCTTTCAAGCTTTTCTCTTGATGAACCCAACTTTAAATAATGGGTTATGACTTGTGAAGAAGCAGTACCGTCTAGCAATTGTTGTTTGGCGAGATCTACGGCTAAAGATATCATCTGATTCTCTTCGGCCTCTGGACTCAGAGCCGGTCTTATCTTCTTTTTTGAGCTAGAAGAATTTACTGGTCTAACTTTTGCCATTATTACTACCTCCTCTCAATCAGTTTTCCTATAGTAATAGTCGCATTTGTACCGTGTTTGTATACATTTATATAGCACTTAAAGGGACATATAAGGAGGATGGATGGTATCATTTGAAAGGAGAGAGAAACCAATGATAGGTAGGGGTGATGATAACCTTATATGTCCTTCTAAATGCTATACAAAAATATCCCCCCGGAGAATTTTTTAGG